TGGCTGGATCTGCCGGAGCGCATTGACCGTACCATTCCCGTCCGGCTCACCGGCAAAGCGGAGGCGTTATACAAGAAGTTGGAGAAAGAGCTGCTGATCGAATACGCGGATGCCGATGTGGTCGCGCAAACAGCTGCTGTGCTGAGCAACAAGCTTCTGCAGATGGCAAGCGGCGCTGTGTACGATGAGGACCGCGGCGTCAAGCTGATCCACGACGCGAAGCTGGATGCGCTAGAGGACATCATCGAGGCGGCGCAGGGTAAGCCGGTCATGGTGTTTTACAACTTCCAGCACAGCCTGAGCCGGATTCAAGCCCGCTTCCCGCAAGCGCAGATCCTTCGAAAGGGGAAAGACAGCAACGAGGATATTCGTGCATGGAATAGCGACGAGATCCCGCTGCTGTTGCTTCACCCGAAGAGCGCCGGTCACGGACTTAACCTGCAAGAGTCGAGTTGTCGGACAGTCGTCTGGTTCGACCAGATCTGGAGCTTGGAGGAGGATCAGCAGGCGAATGCCCGGGTGCATCGGCAGGGCGTCAGGCACAACATTGTCGTGATTCGACTGGTAGCCGAAGGTACGATGGACGAAGAGGCGGTGGAGGCATTGGAGCGAAAGGCAGCCGGTCAGGAAGCCCTGATGCAGGCTGTGAAAGCGAGAATTGAGAGGGTGAGAGGATGAACCGAGCACAGCGACGCCAAGAACATAAAGTTATCAAGAAAATGTCTGATCGAGAGTTTTGGAAAACCATGGACGAGGTCCACACCCGGGCCTACGAGCTCGCTGTCAAGCACTACGGAGAGGCGATGGCAATCGTATTGCAGCCCAAGCAGGCGGCCGCGGTGGAGGCCAAGGCTAAAGAGATTTGCGAGCTGTGGGACGGGCTAAGGCAGACAGGGATCAAAGTCGAGGATACGGAGGGGGGGGGGGCAAGCATGACTGAACAGACCGTGATTGATAAGCTGCAAGACTACAAGCGCATCGTCGGCCGGATCAAGGTCCTGGAGCGGCATCCCGTCGGCATGGGGTACACGGTTAACGCAATCGCTAGGGAGGTGAAGACGGTTTGAAACCTGAAGAACTTAAGCGAAACGAGGTTTACACGAATGGTAACGGGAAATATCGTCGAATTTTTGGGATGTATTATTCCAAGAATAGCCTTCGTTCGGTTCCGGTTGCCAAAGAGGATTCAGTCATTCTTTATTTCGAGGTTGACACTGCGGGCACACAGGTAAATGGCCCACAACAGAGAACCGGAAAAGGGTTCGCGCAATGGGCAAAGAGTGAGGCGATACTATGAACGCATTACGCAAAGGAGCATTTCAACATGTCGAGTCCGAGCTGTACGCCTACCCGGAGACGCGCCGGGAGATTGTCCGGCTGAAAGCTGAGATCATAAATGGCTACCGAGAGCCAGACGAGAACATTGGCGGCGGACGCAGCGATCGAACGGGTGACCCTACCGGCCAGACTGCCGTGCTACTGGTGACTAACCGCCGGCTGGAGCAACTGGAGCGAATCGCCGACGCGATTGAGACGGTTTATAACTGCTTGCCGGCTGAGCGCCAGAAACTGGTCCGGTTGAAATACTGGACCAAGCCGCAGACGCTGACATGGGAAGGGATTGCCCGAGAGCTGCACATCAGTAGCAGACAGGCTCTCCGTTGGCGGGATCAAGCCGTAAGGGTAATTGGTAGTCGGCTGGGTTGGTGAAAAGCATGGCGTAAAGATGTCACTTTCGGCCTTATAATCCGTGGTATAGTGATTCCATCGAGAGTTATGAAGAACAATTGAACCCGATTTTTCTCTTCCTTCGCCGTCCTTCGGGGCGGCTCTTATATTTCACCGAGAAAGGATGATCGGCATGCCCAAAGCAAGAACGATTTCCATTGCGGATGGGGATTCGTGCAAGATTAACGCAGAAGTTTTCGGTATTACCGTTCAGGGTCCTGCCGTAATCATTGTACTGGAAAATACAAAAGAGCTGGATGCAGGAGAGCGCACCAGCCCGAAAGTAGATCAAAAGCTATAGTTCATCTTGTATCCATTTCGTTACTTGGGGATCGAGATTTGACCAAGCCGCTGGCGCTGTAGCGGTTATGACTAACAATTTGTCGTTTCGGTCTAAGACAGTCATGATGTGATCTCTAACCTGAGCGGCGGTTGCCGGCGATTTTATCAGCCAAGTGGACTCTAACGGTTTTGCCCAACCGGTGTACGTTTTTAGGAGGGCGATAACCTTGTGGTAATTCTGTCCGGGGTTGATTAAATCATAGGAAACCAAGTATGTATTCATCCAGTTTCCTCCTTTCCCTCTAAGTGACATACGATTCCATTTTAAAACAAAAATCTGCAATACGAGTAGACAAAATTTCACAGAGAGGGGGCCGTCTGTATGGCATTGACGGCGAAGCAGCAGAAATTTGCGGATGAATACCTGATAGACCTGAACGCTACGCAGGCGGCCATCCGAGCAGGGTATAGCACGAAATCAGCCGAACAGCAAGGCAGTACATTGTTGAGAAATCCGAAGGTTTCCGCGCACATTGATGAGCGGATGGCCGTTCTTTCTCGCCGGACCGGTGTCAACCAGGAGCGCATCATGCGCGAATTGTCCCGGATCGCATTCCTGAATGCCATCGATGTGGTGGATGTGGACGATGCAACGATTAAGCCGGGGGCGTCTCGGGAGGATACGGCAGTGATCGCCAGCGTCAAGGTAAAAACGATCCCGGGCGAGTTTGGCGATGGGGAAGAGCGCGAAATCAAGTTCGCGGATAAGCTCAAAGCTCTAGAGCTTCTCGGCAAGCGATTCGGCATGTTCACGGAGAATGTGAATCTATCCGGTGCACTCGGTGTCCAGATCATCGACGATATTGGCAGCGGGGATGATGCATAAACGGTGCATAAACCCGCTCAAGGCGGCAACAAACGATCGAGCGAATTTTCATAAAATCCAGTGTTTATGCGGATTTTTCGGATTTCTGCATAAACGTTGTATAAACGAATAGCGGTTTACGGCAGAAGCAATCCGTTAACTGGCGCGGTATTCCAGATATTTCAGGCCGTTTGACTTCTGGTTCAAATCTGTATTTTGCGAATATGTCTTGTATATATCTTGCATAAAGGAGGCGGCGTGTGTGAATCTGGAAGCTCCAAAACAGATTAAACTTTCGGAGATCGTCACGCCGGCATTTGTGCCGTTCTGGCAGGTGTCCAACTCGCACCGCTTCCTCAAGCATGTGCTGAAAGGCGGCCGCGGCAGCGCCAAATCAACGCACGTCGCGCTGAAGCTCATCAAGGACATGATGAAGTACCCGGTCACAACGCTGGTCATCCGTAAAGTCGCTCGGACGCTGGAGGAATCGGTATTCGAGCAGCTCAAGGAAGCGATCGAGATCCTGGGAGTCAGCCAGTACTGGCGCGTGATGAAGTCGCCGCTGCAGCTCATCTACCTCCCTCGAGGCAATAAGATCATCTTCCGCGGCGCCGACGATCCACTGAAACTGAAGTCCATCAAGGTCAGCAAATTCCCCATCGCGTTCATGTGGATTGAGGAACTGGCCGAATTCAAAACCGAAGAAGAAGTCACGACCATCGAAAACTCTGTGCTGCGCGCGGAGCTGCCGGATGGTCTTTTTTATGCGTTCTACTACAGCTACAACCCGCCCAAGCGGAAGCAGAACTGGACGAACAAGAAATACGAGACGCAGTTCCTGCCGGCCAATACCTACGTCCACCATTCCACCCACCTGGACAACCCTCATCTATCCAAAGCGTTCCTGGCGGAAGCTGAGGAGGCCAAGCACAAGGGCAAGATCGACAAAGACGGTCTGTCCTTGCGGTACAAGTGGGAGTACCTTGGCGAGGCGATCGGCAGTGGCGTCGTGCCGTTCGACAATCTTAATTTCCGCCGCATATACGGTCCAGACGACCCCGAAGTGAGGGCGGGTCTGAGAGCGGACGAGCTGTCGACGTTCGACAACATCCGGCAGGGCATTGACTGGGGCTACGGCGTCGATCCGGTGTCCTTCGGCCGCTGGCATTACGACAAGACCCGGCGCATCCTCTACGCCATTGATGAGCGCTACGGGGTCAAGATCAGCAACCGGGAGCTGGCCGACTGGATCAAGTCGCATAACTATCATGATGTGCTGACAACGGCTGACTCCGCCGAGCCCAAGTCAATTGACGAGATGCGGGCCGCGGGTGTGCGAATCCGCGGCGCCAAGAAAGGGCCTGGCAGCGTTGAGTTCGGCGAGAAGTGGCTGGACGACCTGGAGGAGATCGTGATCGACCCGGCTCGCACACCGCACACCGCACGCGAGTTTGAGAACATCGACTACCAAGTCGACGCGGATGGCAATCCACGGGTCAAACTCGAGGATAAGGACAACCACTCGATTGACCAATGCCGGTATGCGCTGGAGGATGATATGCCGCGCGGCGGCGTGTCGTTCAAGAAATGACGGAGGGAGGTGTCTTATGAACACGCTGCGGGAAATCCTGGACAACTTGGACGCCAATGCACCGATGACGCTCGAAGAGATCATCCGGACTGAGACTAGCGACTGGCTGGCTTCCGAGGAACGCAAGCTGATGCTGACCGGTAAACGGTACTACCGGGTGAAGAACGACATCCTGGACCGCCGCCGCCGGACGATCGGGGACGATGGTCGCCTGGTCGAAGTACACAACCTGGCCGATAATCGCATCCCGCATGGTTTCGTGCGCAAGCTCGTCGACCAGAAGACCGGCTATCTGCTCTCCCGACCGTTCACGGTTAAGACGGAGGACAAGACCTATCAGGGGCTGTTGGACGATTACTTCGACAAGGCGTTTCGCCGAATGCTGAAGAACCTCGGTAAGGACGCGATTAACTGCGGAAGGGCTTGGCTGCAGGTCTACTACAACGAAGCGGGCGAGCTGTCGTTCATGCGGCTTCCGCCGGAGGAATGCTTGCCGATTTGGCGCGATGCCGCTCATACCGATCTGGCGGCATTCGTCCGGGTTTACGACGTCGAAACCTACGTCGCCAAGAGCAAACGAATCGTACGCCGGACCCAATGGTGGGACGAGCACGGCGTGAAGCTATATGAGGATGATGGCCAGCTGAAGCTGATTGAAGAGACCAGCCACTTTTCGTATATCGAGGGAGAGGCTACGAAGCCAATGAACTGGGAGCGACTGCCGTTTATCTGCTTCAAGTACAACGACGAGGAGCAGCCGCTGATCGACTTGATCAAGCAGCAGGTGGATGATTATGACCGGCGGAAATCGGATAACTCCAACAACCTGGAGGACCTTCCCAATAGCATCTACGTGGTCAAAAACTTCAGCGGTACCGGCGGTGGGGAGTTCCGCAAGAATATTTCCCTTTACCGGGTAGCGTTTGTTGACGGTGACGGTGATGTCCAGACGATCAGCCTAACAATTGACACCGCCGCTTACCAGAACCACATGGACGAGACCCGCAAGAACATCTACGAGTTCGGCCGCGGCGTCGATACCCAGCGGCAGGAAGTTGGTACGGCTTCCGGCGTCGCGCTGAAGTTCCTCTACGCGGATCTGGACATGGACATGAACGATATGGAGGCGGAGTTTCAGGCGGCGCTGGAGCAGCTCCTTTGGTTCGTGGATACGCACATTGCCAATACAGCCGGCACGGATTATAGCGACAAGGACGTCGAATTCATCTTCAATCGCGACATTCTGATCAATGAGACGGAAGCCGTGACCAATGCCAAGAACAGCGTCGGAGTGATTTCTAACCGGACGATTGTGGCGAATCATCCTTGGGTTAGTAACACGGACGACGAGCTGAAGCAGATGGAGAAGGAACGCGCTGAGGCTATGGATTACGGTGGACTGCCGGCGGAAGGGGGCGTGGCGAATGCTCAGCAAAAAGACGGAGCGGCTGGTGGAAAAGCTGGTTCATGAGGCCGCGGGAGCCGCGCTCCGGGTTTATCGGGCCGGTGGTAGTGCTCCTGACGAGTTGGAGGCCTTGGCCAGCTTGATCACTGCCGTTCGTGACGATCTGCCGGCTGACAGCAGCCCGTGCATCGGCTTCGCGCTTCCTGCTCTGGAGGATGACGCATGAAATCGGCCGATTACTGGGCAAAGCGGATGGAGCAACTGCAGGAGTCGCTTATGGGCAAAGGCGATGCTTACGCGGCAGACGCTCGCCGAGAGTATGACAAGGCGCTGGCCCGCATCACGGCCGACGTGGAGCGCTGGTACGGTCGCCTGGCCGCCAACAACGATGTGAGCCTGGCTGACGCCAAGAAGCTGCTGACCAAGGGCGAGCTGCAGGAATTCAAGTGGACCGTCGAGGAGTACATCAAGCGTGGCCGGGAGAACGCGATCGACCAGCGATGGAACAGGGAACTGGAGAACGCCAGCGCGCGGGTGCACATCACCCGGCTGGAGCAGATCCAGACACAAATCCGCAACGAAGTCGAACAGCTCGCCGGGCGACAGCAGCAAAACGTGACAAAGCACCTGGGCGAGACCTTCAAGGACGGTTATTACCGCTCCGTCTACGAGCTGCAGCGCGGGACGGGCGTCGGCACGTCGTTCGCCAAGCTCGACCCGCGGCAGCTCGACGCAACGCTGGTTAAGCCATGGGCGCCTGACGGTCGGAATTTCAGCTCCCGTATTTGGTCGGATCGGGACAAGCTGGTGAACGAGCTGCAGACGACATTGACGCAAAGCCTGATCAACGGCTCCGCTTCGGATAAGGTCATATCCGACTTTGCCAAGCGCATGGGCGTCGCGAAGAGTCATGCCGAGCGGCTGATCCTCACCGAGTCCGCCTATTTCGCCGGCAGTAGTCGCCTGGACGCATACAAGGAAATGGGCGTAATGGATTATGAGTACACGGCGACTTTGGACAACCGGACGAGCGAGATATGCCGAGAGATGGACGACCGGCACTTCAAGGTAGACGATGCTAAGCCCGGCATAAACTACCCGCCGCTGCATGCCCGCTGCCGCTCTACCACCGTTCCAGTCGTCGAAGACATGGAACCCGGAGAGCGGGCCGCCAGGGACGAGGATGGCAGCTATTACACTGTCCCCGGCGATATGAGCTACAAGGACTGGGCAACCAAGCATGCGCCGGAAGCGAGCAAGCCCGCCGATCCAGAGCCGCCGGCAGCTGTCGATCCGCCTAAGGTGACGACGGTTCCGCCACAAGAAGACGTGCAATCACAGCCAGAAAGTGGTATTATGAAGGCGGAAGAATATCGCAAGTTCCCTGATGCCTCGGATGCGCAGACTTGGGTTGATGCAGTCACGCCGGAATGGTTCAAGAAGTTGACGCAGGAAGAGATCAACGCGATTCATAGGTATACTGGATCAGCCTATGAACGAATCAACGGCAACCTTCGAAACGGTGGCGGTGATCCTGTGCTGGATGAGATCGCCGGACTTATCAGCTCCGGATTGCAAAAATTCGATCTCAAGGATAGCATTGCGGTGTATCGAGGGATGGATCGGACGATTTTCTCGGAGCCACCAGAGAATCTACCTGGTTCGATTGTGGAGGAACTCGCATTTGTCAGCACGACATTGCTCGCCGATCGTCCTTTTTCTGGAACCGTCAGACTGGAATTGCGAATACCGGCGCATTCCACGGGGGCTGCGATCGTACCGCTAAGCGAATATCCTAACGAGTTTGAATTCTTGTTGGATAAAGGGACACGCTACAAGATCATCGAAGCCCACGATATCGGGGGCATGCTAATTCTTATCGGGGAGGTGCTATCTGATGGCGGATAATAAGCAAACGGAAAATCCGGTATTTCGTCCGGAACGCTTCACGGCTCCACCTGGAAGCGTGAAGATCACCAAACCGGACAAAAAGGATAACAAATCGAAGTAAGCACTCACGCACAGGCGAGGGTGCTTTTTGTTTGGGCTGCGGATGAGACTGCCGGAGCCCTATTCGCCGTTTCGGTACTGCCGGCGTTAAACAGCAGGACGTCACCGGACGCGACCGGGAAAAAAGCGAAGACGAATAGGGAGGAAAAATACCATGAACAAAGAGCAATTCATTGCGCTGGGACTTACTGATGAACTGGCAACTAAGACCGCTGCCGCATCTGCCGATGAGCTGAAAAGCTTTGTTCCGAAGGCGCGCTTCGACGAGGTCAACACAGCTAAGAAAAGCGCTGAGGACACGTTGAAAGATCGTGATAAGCAGCTTGAGGATCTGAAGAAGTCCACCGGTGATGCTGAAGCCCTGAAGAAGCAGATCGAGACGCTTCAAGGCGAGAACAAGGCCGCTAAGGAGCAATACGAGTCCAAGGTCAAGGATCTGCAGCTGACTACGGCGCTGAAGCTGGCATTGGCCGGCGAAGCTCATGATCCCGACATCGTCGCGGGGTTGCTGGACAAGAGCAAACTGGCCTTGGATGACGCTGGAAACATCAAATCTGGCCTGGAAGACCAGGTGAAAGCCCTGCGTGAGAGCAAGGGCTTTTTGTTTGCCGAGAAAGACACCAAGCCGAAGTTCAAAGGTGCCAAGCCCCCGGAAGGCGGCGATCCGAACGGCGGAAGCGGCGGAGAGCCCAGTGTCGGAGCAAATTTTGCCAAAGCGGCTAATGACAGCGGAAAAGCCCCCGCGGCCGCGCTCAATCCTTGGGGCTAAGAAAGGAGTTTGAATCATGCCTTATGTGAAAAGGGAAAGCGTTTTGCAACCGAATTTCCTGGCCAGTCAAAAGTATACGGCGTTTACGTATCAGATTAGCGATGCTGGTGTAGCGGCTGATGCCAAAGGCCGCAAGATCGTCCCGGCGGGTACGGTTTATCCGGCCAATGACGCAACGGCAATCGGCATCCTGCTGAATGATATCGAAGTGACACCCGGCCCGCAGCCTGGCGCAGTACTCGTCGACGCTTGGATTCTGGAAGCCCGCCTGCCGGTTGCACCTGCCGCTGCGGCAAAGACGGCGCTTGCAGGAAAGATCAAATTCAAAACGGTCGTGTAATCGGCCAAAGGAGGATAAACGATTATGGCAACTGTGCTGGAATTGTTCCCGCAAAAGGAAATTCTGAATTATCTGGGAAGCCGCCAATATCCGGCTCTGCTGGGTGAGACGCTGTTTCCCGAAGTGAAGAAGCAGTCGCTGGAGTTTGATGCAATCGTCGGCGCGAGCCGCATTCCGGTCATCGCATCGGTGCACGGCTTTGATACTGAATCTGAAATTGGTACCCGCGATGCGAGCCGTATGGCGCTCGAGCTCGCCCTGATCAAGCGAAAGATGCGTCTCGGCGAGAAAGAGATCATCGCGCTGGAGAGCCCGCGCAATGACGCGGAGCTGCAATACCTGATGAGCCAGGTTTACAACGACGTCGATTTCCTGGTTGCTGGTGTGCGGGCCCGGGCTGAGGCGATGCGCATGGAAGTGCTGGCAAACGGTACCGTTACGCTGGCCGAGAACAACCTTTCCGCCACGATCGACTACCTCGTCCCGGCGGCGCATAAGGTTGTGTTGAGCGGGACGGACCTGTGGTCTGATCCCAGCGCAGACCCGATTGCTGACCTGATGGAATGGGTCGCTGCACTCGATGTCAAGCCGACGCGGGCGCTCACATCGACCAAGGTGCTCGGCACGCTGATTAAGCATCCGAAGGTCGTCGGCGCGCTGTACGGTGTCAACGGCAGTGATCGCATGGCGTCACGGACGGAGCTCAATGCTTATCTGCAGCAGCTCGACCTGCCGTCCGTCGCTGTTTATGATGGCAAATACAAGAAGCAGGCTGCGAACGGGACGTTCACGACCGAACGCTACTTCCCCGAGAACAAGATCGTCCTGTTTGGACCGGACAGGCTCGGTGACACGATTTACGGCCCAACCGCTGAAGAAATTCGCCTGACGCGCGATCCGCAGATTCGCACGCAGACGGTTGGCTACGTGCTGGCGATGGTTTACGAGGAAGGCACCGACCCGGTCAGCACCTGGACCAAGGCCGTCGCCACGGCACTGCCGAGCTTTCCGGAAGCGGACAATGTCTTCCAGGCGCAGGTTCTGTAAAGGAGGGGGTGGACGATGAAGGTCCAAGTGAATGAAATTCCGATCCGGCATAATGGGACGCTCTATGAAAAGGGAGCGTCCTTCTCTTTGTCCGCCGCGCAGTACGAGCGGATCAAGGCGTATGTCACGGTGCTTAGCGAAGCCGACGAGCCAGCTTCGCCTCCTGTGAAAGCCATCGACGAGATGACGGTCGCTGAGCTCAAGGAACATGCGGCCGCAGCTGGAATTGATCTCGGTGCCGCCTCGAAGAAAGAGGACATCCTGGCCAAGATCAAGGCGGCTACACCGGCCGAGTAAGGAGGCGGGCTTATGACGCTCGATGACGAGGTGTTTGATCTGATCAAAGCGCGGATGCAACTGACCAGCATGGCCCTGGACAGCCTCATTCGCTCCTACATGGATGAGATCAGGCAGCGTATTCTGAACTACACCCGGCAGTCGGCCGTCCCCACAGGGCTAAAGTATGCCTGGATGAATATGACGCTCGATCTGCTCAAGGTGCGGGAGTATCGGCTTCCGGAGGTCGCAGCTCTGATTGACGACGTCGCAGTTGACGTCAAGATCGGCGATACATCCGTCAAGCTTGGCGCCGCTCCGGGCGTTACTGTTGACGCTATCGTGACCGGTTACGCCGCCGACTTGCGGCGCTATCGGCGAATGGGGTGGGAAGGATGATCGGCTACGGCCGCTACCGTGCAGCGCTGGAGCACACCTACGAGGACACCTGCACGGTCTACCGCTACCAGGATGTCAAGGACCCGATCAGCAAAGTGACCAAGCAGGCGCCGGCTGTCCTTCACACTGCGGTGGCTTGCAGGCTGTCGCAAACCGTATTGCCCAAGGATGGGCAGACCGTTGCACAGAACGACATCAAGTACGACGCGAAGCTGTTTTTCGGGCTTGATACAGCTATCCAGCAAGGCGACCTGATCGAGGTAACCCGCGGCGGCATCTCGCGCCGATACGTTGCTGGCGAACCCTTCCTGTACCCGACACATCAGGAGATCGGCCTGACACATAAGGAGTGGGCCTGATGGCCAACTGGGGAAGCTTTGATATCTCGGAGCTGGAGCGACTCGCTAAGAACTTGCAGGAGCTCCAAAAAGCGTTACCCGCATTTTTTGAGGAGTGCGTCCGCGAACTGGCTTTGCAACTTCTGACCAAGACGACAAAGCGGACTCCGGTCGACACCGGCGAGCTGCGGCGTAATTGGACGATCGGCCCGGTCACCCGAGCGGGCGACGGTTATGAAGTCGAGGTCTACAACCCGACCGATTATGCCATGTACGTCGAGTTCGGCCATCGGCTACGAAAGAAGGACGGCTGGGGCTGGGTGGAAGGCCGGTTCATGTTGACGATCTCAGAGCAGGAGCTGGAGCGTGAAATGCCGGCCATCCTTGACCGTAAGCTGCAGAAACTGCTCGATCGATTCATAGGCAGGTGAGATGATGCAGGTAACCTTTTTGAACGTCCGCGACGCCGTCACGGCTGCTTTGGACGATGCTTTCCCGGGCATCCCAGTGCACGGGGAGGAAATCAAGCAGAATCTGAGAGATTCAGGCTTCTTCGTGCGCATGCTAGAGTCGGCGCATACCCAGGAGCTCGGCCGTCGGGCCCGGCGGGATCATCCCTTTGTGGTCCACTATTTTCCGGCAGATAGTGCCGCTCCGAACGAAGACATGTACGGTATGGCTGACCGACTAACCGGCGTTCTCGGGCAAATCACGGTCGCAGGGCAGGCTGCTCTCGGCCGGGACATGCGCTTTGAGATCGTGGACGGCACGCTGCTGTTTTTTGTAACGTATTCATTTCTGGTCTACGCGCCGGCGCCGGTTTACCCGGCCATGCAGACGCTGGGCCATCAAGGGGGATTGAAGCATGGCTAAAGGTTCGGAAGCAGTCGAGCCCGCCGTCACTGAGCCAGGAACGTCGACGTTCCCGGTTGCCCAACTGCTGACATCGAAGCAGTTCGCAGGCATCGAGAAGGATGTGCTGCGCGGTGTGTTGGACCCGGACAGGACATATACCCTGGACGAAGCCCGCGCGGCAATCAAGGCATACGCAGAAAGCGAGGTGCAATAATGGCTGGAGGAATCTGGACTACGCAAAATAAAGTGCGCCCGGGAGCATACATCAATTTCAAATCGGCTGCCCAGGCGCTGGGCACGGTCGGCGATCGTGGGATCGTTAGCCTGCCGTTGACGCTCCCATGGGGGCCGAGCAAGCAGATTGTCACGATCGAGGCCGGTGACGATGTGAGCGTGACGCTGGGTTACCCGATCACGGACGCGACGCTGCTGCTCGTTCGTGAAACGCTGAAGCGGGCCAAGACGCTGCTTCTGTACAGGCTCAACATCGGAACAAAGGCGGCGGTTGTCGCGGGAAACCTGACCGCAACAGCCAAGCACGGCGGAACGCGCGGAAATGCGCTCAGCATCCGGATCGCCGTGAATGTGGACAATAGCTCGCTGTTTGATGTGGGCACCTTGCTCTCCGGGGCCGAGGTTGACAAGCAGACTGTCGCCAATATCGGCGCGCTGAATGCTAATGACTGGATCATCTGGAGTGGAACCGGTACGCTTGCCGCAAATGCAGGGGCGCCTCTCGTGGGCGGCGCTGACGGCACTACGACGGCTCAGGATTATCTGGATTACCTCGCGGCGGTCGAAGTGCTCGACGTCAACACGATTGGTTTGCCGTCGACGGACGCCGCGACCAAGGCGGTATTCGTCTCCTTTGCCAAACGACTGCGGGATGACGAGGGGAAAAAGATTCAGGTTGTCCTCGAGAATTATCCGACGGCTGATTACGAGGGCGTGATCAGTGTCAAGAATGGGGTAATTCTCTCGGATGGCACGACGCTGACGGCAGCGCAGGCGGTCGCCTGGGTGGCAGGGGCAACGGCAGGGGCAGCCATGAATCAGTCGCTGACCTACCAAGCCTACGACGACGCCGTCGATGTGACACCGAAGTACACGAACAGCCAGATCATCGCAGCGCTGCAGGCCGGCGAGTTCCTTTTCACGGGATCTGGCGGCGTGGCCGTGGTGGAGCAGGACATCAACACCTTCAAGAGCTACACGCCGGAGAAGGGCAAAGCCTTCGCCAAGAACCGGACGCTGCGGGTGCTGGACGGCATCAACAACGACTTCAAGCAGATTTTTTCGGACTTCTACATCGGTAAGGTGAGCAACAATGCTGACGGCCGGAGCTTGTTGAAGAACGAGTATGTGAAATATCTGGAGTCGCTCCAAGGCATCGATGCGATCCAGAATTTCGACTCGCAGCTCGATTTGACGGTACTCCCCGGCGCGGACGCCGATGCGGTCTTGTCCGAATTGTACGTGCAGCCGGTCGATAGCATGGAAAAACTCTACCTCACCGTCACGGTGGGCTAAGAAAGGGTGAAGAGCGATGGCTTTTTTCCGCGAGCCGGATGCGATCAGCGGCAAGATGGCAAGAGCGTATGCCACGATCAATGGCCAGATGGAAGAGCTCTTTTATGCCAAGAAGCTTGAGGCAAAGATCGAAAAGAACAAAGTCGACGTTCCGGTGTTAGGTCGGACGAACACGCCGCAGCGATCTGCGGGCTGGTCGGGATCGGGCACGCTGACGGTCTACTATGTCACCAGCAAATTCCGGCAGTTGATGCGCAATTACATCAAGACCGGGCAGGACTTCTGGTTTGACCTGCAGATCATCAACGAGCAGCCCGGCTCCGCAGCTGGCCGGCAGACGGTAACGTTGAAGGATTGCAACTTGGACAGCATCAGTGCGGCGCAATTCGACGCGACGAGCGATGATATGCTCGAGGAGGAGCTTCCGTTCACCTTCGGCGACTACGATGTCGCTGAACAATTCAACACCATTATCGGAACCTGAGGAGGGCTTGACAAATGAGTTTGCAAGATTTTCTGAATGCCCATCCGGTGGACGGCCTGACCGACGAGGTAGCCATTTCGCCGCGCTTCAAAGACGCGGAGGGCAAGCAGCTGCTGTTCAAAATCAAGGCTATGACGGATGCAGAATTCAACGATCTGAGAAAGTCGTGCACTAGCATGAAGAAAAATCGGAAGGTCGAATTCGACTCTCAGCGCTTCAACCTCCAGACTGTCATTCGGAACACGCTGGATCCGAATTTCAAGGACTCCGAAAGCTTGAAGAAGCTAGGCTGCCTTAATCCGGAAGAGTACGTCCAGAAGGTGCTGCTGGCCGGCGAGATCGCCACGCTGGCGCAGAAGATCAGTGCCCTCAGTGGCTTTGATGTCGACATGGAGGACCTGGTTGAAGAGGCAAAAAACTAATCAAGGAGGGCGACGGTGAGGCGAATTATGCCTACTACGTCCTCCACAAGTTTCATCGGTGGCCGTCTGAATTCCTCGATCTCCCCCACCGGGAAAAGGCGTTCATCATGGCGGCCATTGATGAACGGATCGAGAAAGAAAAAGCGGAAGCAGCGAGGATAAAGAAAAAATAATAGCATGTTTGGTTCTCCTGCGGTAATATGAAAATATTACCTGATATCGGAGGAAGAAGTCATGAAGGTGTTCAAGCGGACGATCGCCGTCATCTTGTTTTTATGCTGTTTTACAGCTGTATTGGTAATGTTGACCGAGGGAGGATATGGAGGAATAGCTCCGGCGATTGTAACTTTATTGTTAGGTTTGCTGTTCTGGCGGAGTTCTAACAAGGTCCCGAAGAAAAAGCCGGAGCGCGTACCATCGGTTCACGGTCTCTTGCACATTGAAGGGCTGCCGCTTGCTGAAAAGACTCGATGCAGTGTGGAACTGGTTTATGGGGAGTTGCGCATCAACGGTGGCGGAGCGGATTTTAAACTCCAACTGAATCAAATCGGGGCGATTGAGGTTAAGACGGATGTTGAAATAGCCCATATCATTTCGAGCAGCGCAACAAAAGGAATCGCTGGAGGGCTGATTTTCGGGCCGGTCGGGGCCATTGTAGGCTCCCGGGCGAAATCAAAAGAGGTTCGCAAGGCAACGCCTTATCTTGTCGTTAACTATGTGAATTCGGAGGGCACTCTTTCCGCGATGTTATTTGACGCAAGTCTCGATCCTTGGTCTCTGAACAAATTTCTCAGGGTCATTCAGCCTATGGTTTCAAATAACCCAAGGCATCAAGTTCAACTTTAAGTCGCCAGTCCGGCGGCTTTTTATTTTTAGCCGCGGAGGTGGTGTGGATGGCGACGGTCGCCGGCACAATAAAGATCATGGACCAAGCCTCGCGCACGTTTCAGCGCATGACCAACCAGGTGCTTGAAACAACAACTCGCATGGAACGTCTGAAGCGTGTTGTGGAATCACCGATCGTCTTGCGCATGGATGCGAGCCAGGCCACTCAACAGGCAGAGCGCGTAGAGCAACCGATCCTCAAGCTGGCGCTTGATAACTCAGGACTGGAGAAGCAGGTCAATGCTGCCAGAGAGTTCATTGAGTCCCGTCTGCAGAATATCAAAGCGACGATCAAGGTGGAGATGCCCGAGAACGTCCGGACAGCAGCTGATCATGCCGAGCATCTGTCCACGTCCATGGCACAGATCGCGGATGAACAGAAGGTTATCGGCTCTCAGCAGTCACACGTTAACCATCAAATGCACGGGGCCAGCCAACACGCCGAAACCTGGATGGATAAGCTCCAAGGAATTGCTTCTGGCTATTATCTAATCCAAGGTATTCTTGGTGGCATTAAGGGGCTAATGGATACCAGCGACGAGTATATCAATACGCGGGCGAGGCTTGACCTGATTAACGACAAGATGCAGACCACAGCCCAGCTTCAAGATAAAATATTCGCCTCGGCGGAGCGGGCCCGCGG